CGGGTATATTCTCTTCGCCAAAGTCATTAATAACAATAAGTGCGGCTTCGCCTAATCCGTTGTTCTCAACACTCCAATAGATAGTACTTGCATCGCCAGTTTCTTGTTCAATATGCTTACATATATCTGTCATTATTCTAATTTGTGCGGGTATTGCTGTAGTGTTGTGTTGCCATTCTGCTACCTGCTCATAACTAGGTAATTCAAATACTTGGATAGCCGCATTGTCTCCACCTGTACCCATACTAGGATCAAGTGCAACTGCGTATGTAAACTCTCGACTAGGTTTTTTATACCAACGTGTTTGTCCCATATTAATAATAGGACTGTCGCCTTCTAGTGTGGCTAATTTAATTGAATTAATTAGTGTTTCATCATATACTAAGAATTCGCAATCGTACTCACGTTTGAATCTTTCTTCACCAATACGTCCTAGTTCTTCGGCTTTCCATGTTTCGTCTCTATCAGGATGCTCTTGCCAATAACTACGAAAACTATGAAATCCATTACGTCCTAATTCGTTTTCGTTGCCATGTTCGTCAAACTTATCTTCAGCCTGTTTCCAAATAGTAGCAAAAGTATCTTCATCTGAATTAGGTGTACTTGTTAGAATAGCACGACCACCTGTTGCTAGTGTAGGTGATATCGATGTCCAAAAGTCTGTGGCAACATTAGGTTGTACAAATGCAAACTCATCACAGTATAGTAATGATATGGACATACCACGTCCTGTGTTTCCTGTTGTAGTAGCACTTACAATTCTACTTCCGTTTTCAAATTCAATTGAACCTTTGTTGTAGTTTGTAACACCTGCTCTAATATGATCAGGACACATTTCGTAAACGTATCTAATACGTTGCATAATTTCTTGAGCACCTGTGTACTTGTGTGCCGCAATAAGAATAGTTTGATCAGGATGGAACATTGCATACCAAGCCAGGTACACAGCCGCACATGTTGTCTTACCTGTTTGTCTTGGTAACATGTTTACATTAAAACGATGATCGTGATAACTTCTCATCAAGCCTACTTGATACGAATAAGGATCAAACAACAGTTTACCTTTTACAGGATGTTGAATGTATGCAAAGTTACTTGCAAAGTACAAATACCCATCATTCTGATCCGTACATTTCTGTAGATCTTCAATCTGCTCGTTTGTATATGTTTCTCTTGTATTAGCCTTTTTGGTTAATACGCCATCTAAACTTTTATTTGCCATTGTATAGTATTTACTCAAAAAAATAGGACCCGAAGGTCCTATTTGAGTCTTACTTGAGTAAAAGTAATTTTATATTATTAGTGACTGCCGCCGCAACTTGATGCGTACAGTTTTTCGAGTTGTTTTGCTTCACAACCCATTTCCGTGTATTTCTTCATGATATCTGCTTTAGACATACCTTTGTCTGCACATTTTTTCATTTCTTTACCGCTTGGTAATTGAACTTTTTTATCGTCGGCTTCTTCAATACTTTCTTTTTTAGCATCTTTATCTTTGATTGCTTTTTTCATTGGCTCTTTTTTATCGCCATCTTTGTCCATATCTAAGAAGTCTGGTTTTGCTTTTGCTTCTGCTACTGCATCTTCTTCTACTGGAGAAAATGTCATCTGGTCTTTACATTTACTACACACTGCGTTGCCGTCTTTGTCTATTTCGCTATCTGCAGGTGCACCACAACAGTCACTTAACATGTCTGGTTCTTCGTTCATAAACGTTTCAAGTTTAGCAGAAAGTTCTGCACGTAACTCATCTTCAAGTGCCATTGGATTATCTCCACCTGCAACTTTTGGATAAGATTTTTTCTGTGCGCCATCATGTCCTGATGCAATATCTTTTGTCATAAAGTTATGATCTTGATATTTTTCATCTGGGGAATTATCCCATTCTGCTTCAGCAGTATCTTCTTCAGAACCACAAGGCATGTCGTCCATTGGCTTGTCCATGTCCTTAGGCTTGTCACTTACAAGATCCATCATAGACATCATGTCGTCTTTAGGATCCATTGGACCCATCATAGGATTCATTGCAGGTTTAATTGCAGTTGGAATTGGATCCCCTGCTTTTGCACCTTCTGTTCCTTTTAATGCATTCATTAATTTGATAACATCTTCGGCATTATCACCGCTCATGTTAATAGACGCCGATGCCGCTTCATTAATCGCTTCGTCCAACGCCGTAATTTTTTTGTATATGTCGTTTAATTTCATTATTAACTCCCTATTGGACTTTTAGTTCCGATATCAGCAGTTGTGTCCATTTGCTTGATATCACTTGCTTCAACAGCACGAGATTCTTTTGTTGCCGCATTCGGATTATCTCTTTCCTTACGTGCTACTTCTAATTCTTTTAATAGACCCATAACTCTGTTACCTGATACATCTTGTTGAGCACTTTCGGATTCCATTTCTTCTTTAGTAAGTTTTACTTCGTATGGCTTACCTTGTTCAACCTCTTGATATAACTCTTGAGGTTCATTAGGATTACGTACTACAATATGTGATTGTGGTAAACCAAGTTGGTAACCTAAGTACTCTTGTAACATTTCAGTATGTGTAGGGTATGTTACTTCGCACTCGTAATAAGTTACTTCTTCGTTTTGTAGTGCAGGAAAGTCCAACGGACGTTCTTGAATTGGTGTCTTTTTGCCTGGACTACAATTTGTAAGTCCAAACTTTTTTAAAGCAGTTTCTAATTTGTCTGCTATACCTGTGTTATCACCAGCAATACCAATCTTAAAAGGATAAACCTTTCCATTGTATGCTTCTGTTAAATAATCGCTATATTTTTTCATAATTATATTTTCCCTACTAAACTATTTATCCATGTTCTTAAGTTTTTCTAATAAACTATTACGGTCTGTAACCACATATCCTTCACCAGCAACTACGCCATCTGGAGAATCACCACCATCTTTGTCATTTTTTTCCTTCTTAAGTTGTAATTCTACCATCTTAAGTTTTTTGTCTAATTTGGCAACTTTAGCATCAAGGTTAGTCTTTAGCATGTTACCTGCTACTTCAAACACCCTACCACTATAACGTGCTTCTACATTCATACCTAAGTCCATTAAGTCCTCGTATGCATTCATAGACTTTTCAGCAACTTCGTTTAGTTCTTTATCTGCTAATTCGCCTAAGCCTTTTACTTGCGGTAGTGCCGCACTAATTTTATCCAACTCTGCAATGTCACGCTGAGTGTTCTCATGCTCTACTATAGCATTTTTCTTTTCTGCCTTAGATGCTTGTTCTTTTTCTTTCTGAACAATCTCTTTACTGTCAGGCATATTAAGTAATTCTTCTAATTTCTTCATATTTTGGATTCCATTAAATGCTACTATTATTTAGCCTTTGCGTTGGCCTGAGTGGAACATATCCTTCTCCGTTACGACCCTGAAAAATAAGCCTTTATCTTTACACCATGCTCTTGCGGCGGCCCATTTAGCCATGTTCAATGCAACTGCCATTTGTTTCTGTTTGTTTCTACCTGCAGATTCCATTGTTGTTTGATTGTCTGGCTTAACTTCAATTACTTCTGCACGTTGTTTGCCGTTCTTATCCATGTAACTAATAAAGAAGTCTGGTACGTACACTGTTTGTTTTCCTGTAAAAGGATTTACATACGGTATCTTTACTGCTTCACTTGCCCACTTTGCAACATTAGGATTTTCATCACAGAATTTCATAAATGCAAATTCCCAACTTGATCTATATAATGGTGCTTTGCGACCGATATACTTTTCAGGAAACTTTATGTTGTAACGTCCTTGGGCATACTTGGCCATGTTACACTCCTATGTTTCTTGCTTCGGTCCTATTTTGAACGTCGACTACTCTGTAACCTAACGTACTTATTTTTTCTCTATTAAAGTTTAATACTTCAGTTACAACACTGCTCAACTGTACACTATCTGTTTTCTTAAGTGTATCAAGTAATTCAAAAACATTTATACTATCAAGTTTTGCTTGTTGTAACATTACTGTTCCTACAGCAATAGCAGAAGTTTTTTCAAATCCTCTACTTGTAAAAAATCCTATTACAGCATCAACTTGGTTTGTAGGAAAATTAATAAAGTCAGTAAAATACTGATTATAAAATCTTTTAGTATCTGTTGCACTATCAACTGGGGTTACTTTAGGTAAGTTGCTCATTGTTATGTCCTTATAATGTTAGGCAAGTCTTCAAGCGTTTTATTATTTGCCGCTTCTTGATACCCTGCACTTGCATTATCCCATGCTTCGTTAATTGCGTTAACGCCTGCATCACCCCCTGCGGCTAAATGCTGTTTCTTGTGTGTTGTTGCTTTTGATAAAGCGTCTAACTTATCTTTGTTGTTTGCTAATTCGTTTGTTACGTCTGCTACACTTGAACTTTGTACTGCCGCTTGTACTGCTCCGATAACACTAATACCTGCAAGTGCAGTTGTTATTGCATTTGTGCCACCATTGCCTCCATTCTTAGGAAAGAATGTATTTGCAACTCCGCCAACATTTACTCCGCCAACATCTCCAATGGCTCCTTTAATAATTCCAAAGCCTTCTTGTCTAATTCCTTCTTTAGATAAGTCTTTAACATTTCTTGCAGTATTAGCCGCTTTTAAAACTGTACCTAATAATGCACCTGGTGATGTAAATGCTTGTCCGCTTGTAATATCTCCAAATACATCTGCGGCACCTGCGGCAACTCCACCTTGACCAAATAAACTTGCTGTGCCTCCGCCTGCAAGTGATAATGGACTTGGTGTTTTATCATAATGTTCTGTAGCAAATCCTTTTGGTGCAACTCCTTCAGATACTGCACCTCTTGTGTACCATACTGTTTCAAACTGACAACTCATTGTACTTTGTACTAAACCACTGTTGTCAGTTTGGTCCATTGTATCATGTTGCCAACTATTAATAATAGGATTTACAAGTGTAAATGCTGTGTAACGTTTTCTTGACATTTGATATACAACAATACTGTCAAAGAAAGGATCACTACTGTCATTATCAAAACCATAACGGTATTGTGATCCTAATGAATTAGCATCTGCAAAAGTGTTTGCTCTGTTGTACGCAGACGCAGTTGTGTTTGGACTACCTGCTGTATCAGTTGATGCATAGTTACCATCTCTATAATAATATCTATAATATGCTTCCCACATTGCAGTTGTAAGACCGTAGTTGTCATCATGGAAAACAAAATTGCAAGGACTGTAGTCTATACGTTTTTGTAAAATTCTTTTTCTATTGTATTGATGTTTTACTTCTGTAGTAATATCAAACTTAGGTAAGTCAACACTTTTAACTAACATATTAATTGTGTTAGAATGCTTCTCTGTTAACTGTGGTATAACTGACGATGCTTTTCTGTTAATATTAAAACTAACATGATATAAAAATTTGTTCTTTGGTGCAAATTTAAATGCATCATTTACATATAATCTTGAAGCATGTTGATAGTCTGCAAGGTTACCTTTTGGACTTAATGCTCCAGATATTAGATTGTCAAGGAATGGGGTTAATCTATTTGCCATACTAATATTTATCTAAAAAATAAAGTGGGTATAGAATAAAAAAGGCGCCTAAGCGCCTTTTCCACGTTTATTTTAAAACTCTTAAACTTGATTATACTGCGCCACCGCCAGTAACAAGTGTGTTTACAGTTCTGCCTACAGCAGTACCAATACCTGTTCCTTGTGGTGATTGTACAGCGTTATCGTATCTAATACTTAATGCTACACTAACTACGTCTGATGTTGCGTATGCTAACTGATTGTAGTTTGCTGATTCTAAATAACAACCATATAACTCAAATGTCTCAAGCACATTAACTGTGTTTGCACCGTTACCACCGTCTAATATTTCAATACGTGTAACGAATTTGTAGTCTGCACCTGATGCCGCACTTGATTGTTCAAAGAAATCAAACTGTTTCTGCAACTGTTCGCCAACAAGTTTCTGAACGTTGTTACTTACATCTTCACGTAAGTTCAATGTAATTGGTTCCCAAGTATGTTTTCCTGCAAGGAATACTTTTGAGTTGTATACATCAAGTGTAATCTGTTCAAAAGTTACGTTGGGTCTTGTTACATCGACAACTTGTTTCGTTAACTCAGTAGTTGGTGTTGACACTCCAAAATTTTCCAGTGACACCCTGAAGCGGTACTGCAATTTTGGCATTAACAAACCTTGTGAACTTGCAGATGAATTGCTGTCCAAAGGTACTGTTAGTC